CCTGAAATTCTTCCAGAATTACCAGGTTATCATGTTTTAGTACGTCCAGTTACAATTAGAGAAGCAACTAAAGGAGGAATATTACTTCCTGATTCAACAAAACAAGATATGTCTTATCTAACAACTGTTGGAAAAGTCTTAGCTTTAGGAGACTTAGCTTATAAAGATATAGATAAATTTCCACATGGAGCATGGTGTCAAACAAATGATTATGTTTGTTATGGTAAACATGCAGGTCAAAAACTTTTTTATAAAGGAGTTCGTCTTATTTTATTATTTGATGATCAAATTATTTTAAAAGTGGAAGATCCAAAAGATTTAGATATGACCTTTAATTTAACATCAAGTTAAATCTAATTTGTTTAGATAATACTTTTATGGTATAATATTAACTATACGTAACACGTTTGTTTCGTAAGCAACGGAGATAAAAATGGCTAAAAATAAAAAAGAAGATGAAGTTTGGGAATCTGTAGAAGTTCCTGAAAAAGATAATAAAGAAGAAAATAAAGTTGAATATGAAGTAGAAGGAGAAACGAATGAAGAAAATAAAGTTACTTCGGCTACTACAGAAGAAACGAAAACAAGAAGCACAAAAGAAGTTCCAGAAGAACTTGATGGAATTGAAACAAAAGGTGCACAAAAAAGAATACGTCAATTAATTAAGCAGCGTAAAGATCGAGATGATCAGATTGCTCAATTAATGCAACAAAATGAACAGTTACAATCAACTGTTTATAAAAATCAAAAAGATTTTACTGAAGTAAGTCAAAAAAATCTTGATGTAACAGAAAAACAATTAACTGATAAATTAAATTTGGCTCGTACAGCATATACAGATGCATTTGAAAGTGGAGATAAAGACAAACTTTTAAAATCACAAGAAATGTTAAATGATGCTCAAGATGATCTAAAAAATTTAAATGTAACTAAACAACGCTTTAAAAGAAATGTTCAACGAGAACCTAAACAGCCGATTCAACAACAGTATCAACAACCACCACAACCACAACAACAAGCTCCTGAACCTCAAGCACAGGATTGGGCAAGTAAAAACGAATGGTTTGGAAAAGATAATGTTATGACTGCAGCAGCTTTAGCTATAGATGCAGATCTTAAACAAGAAGGTTATGATACTGAAGATGTTGAATTTTATCAGGAGGTTGATAAAAGAATTCGAGAGGCTTTCCCTCAAAAATTTAGTGGAGGAGAGACTCAAGGAGAAACTCGTCAGCAGGTCAATACGTCAAAACCTGCTCAAGTTGTAGCAGGAGCATCACGTTCTGCTCCTAGTTCTAAAAAAGTTAAATTAAGTCAACATGACTTACAGTTAGCTAATAAATGGAATATACCACTTGAACAGTATGCTCAAGAAAAGCTTAAAACAGAAAAAGCTGAAGGTGAGTATACTACTGTAAATATGAAACGTGGAGGATAAGATATGACACGCAATACATCACGTACATCTCAAACAAGAGAAACTAATACAAGAGAAGAAACGGAATATGTTTTCGAGGAACCCAATGAAATAGCAATTCCTAAAGACGTAGAAAATAGATTTTCTGCAGAGGGAATGTCATTGAAGTGGATTCGTATCGACTTAAATGGTAATGAAGATTATCGTAATGTTGGAAAACATCAACAAGAAGGTTGGGAGTTTGTTTCTCCTGAAGAAGTACCTGAATTGGGAGCTACTTCTGTCGTGAGGAAGGAAGGTCGCTATGCTGGAGTCGTCTGTCGTGGAGACGTAGCGTTAGGTAAAATACCTACAAAGAAAGTTATAGCGAGAAAAAAATACTTTAAGGAAAAGGCAGATAATTTAATGACTGCTGTTAATTCACAATTAATGAGTCAAAATAATTCTCGTATGCCTATTTCTAATAATAGTAAATCAACAGTAATAAAAGGAAGACAACCTAATTTTCAGGATTAGTTTTCCTTAAATTGAAAGGAGACTAATATGGCTAGTGTAAATGCTCCTCGTGGTCTCGTACTTGCGAGGAAAAATGGATCTGGCTCTAACTCTACTGGGATCAGTACTATTGACTTAACTCAAACTTCTGTTGTACCCTCTGCTTTAATGCCGAATAATGTTTTTACAGGAGATCCTATAAAATGTTATCCAGCAGGAACTATTATTCCTTGTACAGCCTCAACAACTGAAAAGATTAATGGGGTATTTCAAGGATGTAGTTATGTTTCATCAACAGGAGCACAGAAGTATAGTCGATATTGGACTGGTGGAGCTACCGCTACAGATGTAAAAATATTTATATCTGACGATCCACAACAAACTTACTTTATTCAAGCTGACGCAACCTGTACAGCAAAAGATGGCTATGCAGGACATAATACTTGTAATGTTGATTATGTTGCAGGTAGTGGAGGTTCTACAAAAACAGGTAATAGTAGTTATGGTTTAAATGCCGATACTATTCATGTTGATGGAGCTACTTCACCGCTTAGAATTATTCGCAGAGCAACTTGGGATACAGGAACTGGAACATCAGCAGGTGCAACAGATGCTTATCCTTGGTGGGAAGTACGTATTAATCAACATATTGATAATTATGTAACTACCACTTTATCAGTTTAATCGGAAAGGAGAATAAATTATGCCTATAAATAGAGCTAGTATTAGCAAAGAACTCCTTCCTGGATTGAATGCAGTTTTTGGAATGGAGTATGGAGAAGTAAATAACGAACACGAATCATTATATGACGTAGAAAATTCAGACAGAGCTTTTGAAGAAGAAGTTCTCTTTACTGGATTTGGTACAGCACCTGTTAAGAATGAAGGAGCTGGCGTAGTATATGATGATGCATCAGAAAGCTATACTGCAAGGTATACTGCTGAGACTGTTGCATTGGCTTTTGCAATAACTGAGGAAGCTATGGAGGATAACCTCTATGATACTTTCGCTAAGTTACGTGCAAAAGGTCTTGCAAGATCAATGGCAAATACTAAGCAAGTAAAAGCTGCAGCTACATTTAATAATGCTTTTGCTGCATCTGGTGTAAACCTTGGAGATGGTAAAACATTATGTGCAAGTGACCACCCAACAGTTGGTGATGGTGATCAAAGTAATCTGCTTACAGCAGCCGATATATCACAAACTGGTCTTGAAACAGCTTTAACTTCTATACAGAAAGTTAAAGATGATCGAGGCATTTTAATTGGTGCTAGTGCATTATCATTACATATACCTGTAGACTCTTGGGCAGTTGCAGATGTATTATTAAACACACCTGGTAAAACAAATAGTGCTGATAATGACATCAACCCAACTCGTCACATGGGTATGTTACCAAATGGTTTCTATATAAACAGACGTTTTACAGATACCAATTCATGGTTTGTTAAAACTGATGTACCTAATGGTACTAAGATGTTCGTTAGAACAGCTTTACAAACTAAAATGGAACCTGATTTCGATACTGGAAATCTTCGATTTAAAGCACGTGAAAGATATTCTTTCGGTGTTTCTGATTGGAGAGGCTGGTTCGGAAGTGCAGGAACTTAAGAGCTAAATATATAGGGAGACACGAGTTATCTGTCTCCCTATTATTATAAAGGAAATAAAATGGCAGGAAATTTTAAATCACATTATAAAGCAGGAAGTGGAGTTGTAGTTGCAAATCCAGGAATAAATCGTGTTATAGCTATTCATGCTGAGTCTACAGTAGCAGGTACATTTGATTTACAAGATAGTGTTGGAAGTCAAATTAAATTTCAAGTTGCAACTTGTACTGGAGCAGATATTTATATAGGAGAAATGGGTGTACGTTTTGATGGTTCAATAAGTGCATCAATGCCAGCAGATGGTGCAGGTTTAACTTTGATAGTAGGATAATCATATGTCCAACTATGCTTATCTTAAAGCCGATATAATAAATACAACAGAAAATGATTCAACAGAGTTTGAAAATCAAATACCTTACTTTGTGGAAAAAGCTGAAATACGCTTAACAAAAGATTTAGATGATGCAGGACTTACTAAATATAGTTCTTTTACTTTTACTGCATCTGATCCAGTTGTAAGTTTACCTACAGAAACAAGAATTGTTAGAAATGTTACTTATAAAACAAGTGTATCTTCTAATATTACAACACTCTTACAACGACCTTATGAGTATGCTATAGATTATTGGGGATATGCTAGTACATCTACAGGTACTCCAAGATATTATTCAAGAAAAGATAATACATCATTATATATTGTTCCAACTCCTGCTTCTACATTATCAGGAGAAATTTCTTATGTACGTAGACCATTAGGATTAGCAA